CACCACACGCCTCTTTAGGAGTTTGCTCCAACGCATGTGCCTTTGCGTTACATCTGAAGTCTTGCACCTGGGAAACCTCCAAAGGGTAATGGTTTATCTGCAAAAACAATTAACTGACCATGCCTATCTGTAAAGGCAAATCGTTTTTTACAACTGCCATGACGATGACCACAGACATCATCAGCTTCAGTTGTAACCTCATTGTCATTAATATCAAAGTATTTTGTTCCTGTATAGCCACACGCCTCTCCTCTGTATTTGAAAGGGCAATATTCCATGATCTGCCTCTTAGGAAGACGCACGTTTGTCAGGTCTAATTTTGTTGCTAGTTCAAACGAAACAGCATTTAAATTCTCTGAAGCAATTCGATCTATATACCAACAATCATTCGCCTCAAAGATAGCAGTAGGATCAGCAGTTGCATTAGAACCACCTGTAAAATTAGAAGCATTTAAAAACTTTTTACAAGTACGAACACGCTGAACCTTTGCACCTAAAATATTTATTGTTTTCCCTTCACTATTTGTTAGTTGTAATAATGCCGACATAGCACTATTAGCATTAGCAATTGTAAAGGTAGGTCTTGGTAATGTTCCTGTTGTCGTGCGTTTGAATCCATCTATCTCACAAGGAATAGCTTGATAAGTTATTTCTGTACCATCTGCATGTGTCCCAAATTTTATATCTGCATAAAGTTCATTTGTCCCTGCATAATAATAAAAAACAGAGGTATTAGAATCTAACTCTATTGCCCCATTAGTGACCATTGTGCTCACGTCTGCATTATTGACATCTACATATACATGTAATTGAAATAGCTCTATAACTGCTGATGGCTCAAGGCTTTGTATCTGTTCTTGTATTGTTTTAGGTACAACAGTTGTTCTAAAAAAGAACTCTGAAGGGTTTGTAATTCCTGCATAAGATTCACTGCCAGAGTTATCAAAAGCAGTTGCATCAATTAATAAATAATATTTTGTATTCCCTTCTAAAACAACACTAGGATTAATTGTAATTGTTGTTGTTCCTGTTCCTGTAACTTGTCCACTTG